CGAAAGAACTAGCCGAACAACAACGTAAAGAAGCTGAAGAAAAACGACTAGCTGAACAACAAAAGAAAGCGAAAGAACTAGCCGAACTTTGTAAAAAACAAGAAGAAAAGGTGGATAAAGCTCAAACATATAAAGATCTTATGGAAATTACTTTAGACAATAATTGTAAAGTCGCGATCTCAAAAAAAGCAAGCAAACAAACAGAATATGAACGTGAAGAGAAGAACAAAACTAAAATAGTTGAAGTAAAACCAAAACCACCAACGCAAGAATCAATTAAAGCAGAACAACAACGACGAATGCAAGAATCAATTAAAGCAGAACAACAGCGACGAATGCAAGAACAACGACCAACCGTATTACAGGGAAAACTTCCACAACTTCCACAGCGAATGCCAATAAAACTGAATTGAAGACATGTTATTTTCGTTTGAAGTCAAACCAAAGATGAATATCTCTGACGAACAAAAGAAAATATTGAATGCTATCATTAATAAAAAGAATGTGTTTATCACAGGCCCGGGCGGTTGTGGTAAATCATACTTCATCAATTTTTTCAAAGAATATACATCTGTGAATACACCAAACACTAAACTAGCATTAACAAGTACAACTGGTATATCAGCTCTGTTAATCGGCGGTTGTACAATCCATTCATATCTAGGTATCGGACTAGCTAAAGAGTCAGCTTATGTTCTGTCGAATAAAATAAAAAAATCAAAATTCCATCTAGATAGGTGGAAAAAACTAGATATACTAATCATTGATGAAGTAAGCATGCTCAGCATTGAATTATTTGAAAAACTAGACGAGATTGCTAAAAAACTGAGAAAAAACGAAAGCCCGTTTGGAGGTATACAACTGATTCTCTCGGGGGACTTTTTACAACTACCATCCGTGAATTCAACGTCGTTTTTATTCAATTCAAAGATATGGAAAGACACTGTGCACGATACATTCTATCTAGAAAAAATATTTAGACAAGACGATAACTCGTTTATCGATATACTGTCCGAAGCTCGTTTTGGAAAGTTATCAAGCGATAGCGTAAAGATGATCAGAGAACGAGAAAACGCAACCGTTGACATAAGCTATGTACCGACAAAGTTGTTTTCGCTAAATAAAAACGTTGAGACATACAACAGAAAATGCTTAGACAAACTAACAAAAACGGAAGCATCTCTATTTGAATACGCCATTGAAATAGCCGTTAGCATACCTAATATTCTGGAAAGAGTTATCGAAGAGGAAGATATCGATAACATGGTCGAAGATCATAAAGTGTTCTCGGGGTTGTATCACAAATACCTGAAAAATATTCAAGCAAGAAGAGTATTAGAAGTCTGCACTGGATGTCATGTTATGATGTTAGTGAATAAGTACTTCTCACAAGGAATAGTAAACGGATCTCAAGGCGTCGTAATTGGATTTTCCGAAAACCAATGCCCCATTGTCAAGTTTTATAACGGACAAGTAATCGAAATAGAACCTAATATATGGGTTATTGAAGAAGACGGAAAAGAGATTTGTTCATATACTCAAATCCCTCTAAAGCTGTCGTATGCAGCGAGTATACACAGTAGTCAAGGAGCCACTCTAGATTACGCTGAAATAGACTTTGATGGAATGTTTGAATACGGACAAGCATACGTAGCATTAAGCCGTGTCAAAAAAATAGAAAATTTGATTGTACGTAATTTTTCAAGTGTTCGAATTAAAGCTCACCCTGAAGCAATCGAATATTATGTAAATCTAAAAGAAGATAAAAATGATTAATAATTACACGTGGTGATTATAATATAAAAAAATGGACGACGATTTCAGTCTATTCGACGAATTATTATCAGAACTTGAATTAAGCTCGAATAACTCATCTCCTTTATATACAAGCGATGAAGAGTGTAAGCATCTGGAAACGATAAAGGAGAGTGATTGCGTGGTTTGTATTGATTGTGGTATGGAAATATCAAAGAATATAGTTTACGAGAAGGACTGGAGATACTATGGATATAATGATTCGAGAAAAGGAGCTGACCCTAATCGATGTCATATAAGAAAACCAGAAGAAAGAACCATATACAAAGATGTAGAACACATGGGATTTTCAGAAAAAATAACAAACATGGCTAACGAAATATATTCCCAAGTCACAAAAGGGAAAATATATAGAGGAAACTCGAGGAAGGCGATCGTGTTTGCTTGTATATTTCACGCGTATAAGATATCTGAAAAACCACAGAGCTGTGATTCCCTGCGTAAAATATTCAATCTAGAAAGAAAAACGGTTCTGAAGGGTCTAAAACACGTGAATTTAAATGCTCCTAAGAATTCAGCTGTTAGAACAAAGTATATTACACCGGTAGAGTTAGTGGGGGAATTAATGGATAAATTCGGATCAACAAAAGAACAAAAAGCTGATGTTATATCTCTCTATTCAAAGATTAAAAACAAGTCGTCGATTTTAAATAGATCCAGACCGCAAAGCGTTGCATCATCGTTAATATATTATTATTTAAGCACAAATAACACTTTAAATTTTAACATAAAGGACTTTATAAAGAAGGTTGAGTTAAGTGAGTTAACTGTTAATAAAATATCAAAGGAAATATCCCGTGTTCTGTCTTAATATTATTTTTTTATTTAATGTTATTGCAATAACATTAAATGAGAAGTGTGTTAGTAATTGCATATGATTTGTTAAATAAACATCGTCCACCTCGTGAAAACGATATCGTGATCTTTGATATAGACGATACTTTGATAGATATAACAGGGGAGCCTTTATACGATGTGGTTGAATTCTATAGATACGTTCGGATGATAGGTTTTAAAACTGTTATAATAACAGCCAGAGAGGGAGCACAAGAAAACATAAACGTGACGATGAGAGCGTTACAAAATATAGGTATATCTGATTACCATCGTATATATTTTAGAGATGCATCCCAACTTGATGTCGAACAGTATAAATTAAATAGTAGAAAGAAGTTATTCTTAGACGGATTTAACGCCGTTATGTCAATAGGAGACATGAACTGGGATACCGGTCTATACGGAGGCATTGGTATCATAATTTAAACATGTATAATTTTTGAACAAATGACAACAAATTCAAAAAAAATAAAAATCAGAGAATTAGATCCAGATATGATCGCACCTTCAACTAAAAATTCCGATAATCCTCTGCAAGGAGGTAGTAAAACTGTGATTATTGGGAAACCGGGTTGTTTCGCTAAAGGAACTCCGGTATTAATGTATGACGGGAGTTTAAAAAGAGTTGAAGATGTAAAAATCGGAGACGTTGTTATGGGAGATGATTCAACTCCTCGTAATGTAATGGATTTATGCAGGGGAATCGAAGAAATGTTTAATGTTATACCAACCAAAGGTAATATATATACGGTAAACGGAAGTCACAAGCTTGTGTTAAAAAACAGAAACACGCGTAACATAATTGAAATATCTGTAAATAATTATTTGAAAAAATCAAGGGCGTGGCAGAAACAGTATTGTGTTTATAAGTCTTCTGTAAAATTTGAAGAACAAAAACACGGGGATCCGTATAAGATAGGATACAATATTCTATCTTGTTATAATGATACGGAATTAACTAAAAGGTCTTCATTTAGGTCTAGAATGGAGATGTTAGCTGGTGTTTTGGATATGACTTCAATATACGATACACATAATAGGTGCTTCGAGATTACAACCATGAATGATTATTTAGCCGAAACCATATACTATGTAGCTTCTTCATTGGGTTTTTCTTGTACGAGATACAATGTTTACGGAGGGAAACATTTGTTGACTCGTATATGTATAACAGGTGATACTGGATCTATACCAACAAGAATTATTCAATCAAATAGAGGTATAAAACCTCAGAAAGGTAATTTACTTTATTCATTTAGAATCGAACCGATAGGGTTCGATTATTATTACGGGTTTACATTAGATGGAAATCATAGATTTTTATTAGGAACCTTTGACGTAGTTAGAAACACCGGAAAAAGTTTCTTGATATCAAGCTTGTTATACGAGAAGAGTCATATTTTCCCTTCTGCCATGGTGTGTTCTGGGACAGAAGATAGTAATCATCATTATAGTCGTCTTATTCCACCGACTTTCATATACGGTAACTTAAATATGGATAAAATTAGAGACTTTGTTAAGAGACAGAAAATCGCAAAAGAACACCTGCAGAATCCGTGGTCTGTTTTGTTGTTAGATGATTGTATGGACGATCCTAAGTTATTTAACGATCCACTGTTTCAAGGTATATTCAAGAACGGTAGACATTGGAAGATGTGGTTTATACTTAGTTTGCAGTACTGTCTCGACGTCAAGCCTGTTATTAGAACAAATATCGACGGAACGTTTATATTGAGAGAAACGAATATGAGGAATAGACGAGCTTTGTGGGAAAATTATGCGGGTGTGATACCTGACTTTACAATGTTTAACGAAATCATGGATCAGTTGACGACAGACTATACAGCTTTGTATATACATAATGCGACCACTTCAAATAACATTGAAGACTGTGTGTTTTGGTATAAAGCAAAGCCTGTTCCCCCGAATTTTAGGTTCGGGTCAGATGAATTCTGGGGGTTTCATAACGCGCGATACGATGAGAAACATACAGAGGTTCTTTATTAATTTTATTAACCGTTTTGAATAAACAGTTAATAAAAATGAATACATGCTTAATAAAGTAAAATAATAAAAAAAGACATTAAATATGACTAACTTTTACGCTGTAAAAAAAGGAAATAAAATCGGTGTATTCAAAACATGGGATGAATGTAAATTACACACTAACGGATATAAAGGAGCTATCTTTAAAAAATTTAATTCACAAAGAGAAGCCGAAGACTTTATATCGGATAATTCCAAGATATCACGAGTCAATAATTCCGAATTTGAACCAGACTATTATGTATATACAGATGGGTCATGTTCTAATAACGGAATGGAAGGAGCGATAGCTGGAATCGGTATTTATTTCGGAGAAAATGATATTAGAAACGTATCACAAACTATCTCTGGAAAACAAACGAATAATACAGCTGAATTAGGAGCAATCTTACATTTATACGACATTATTGAAAAGGACATATTACAGGGTAAAAAAATAGGTATTGTGTCTGACTCAGAATATGCGATTAGATGCGTTACAACATATGGAAAAAAATGCGATGAAAAAGACTGGACAAAGGATATACCAAACAAAGAAATTGTAAAGCTTACATACAGTATGTATAAAGATAAAACAAATGTAAAATTTTTACATGTCTCAGCCCATACTGGAAATACAGACTTGCATTCTATAGGGAATAGCAAAGCAGATATGCTTGCAAATCAATCAATAGAATATTCTAAAAAAACCATATAAATGACAGTTTAATATTTTTTATTAACTTTAATCAAGTTAATAAAAATGAATACATGCTTAATAAAGTAAAATAATAAAAAAAACCCTAATGTCAACTTCACGAATCCCGTATAACTATATAGATCTTTCCAACGTCGGTAAAAGATGGACCGGTGAGGAAGAAGAAACACTGTTGGAAGAATTGAGTAAAAATATGGATATAAATTTAATAGCGCTAAACCACAAGAGAAAAATAGGCGGTATAAACGCCAGACGCAAAGAAATAGCTTATGTTATGTATAGTAATAACAATACTATGGAAGATATAATAATGAAAACCAAGCTCGTCGAAGCTGAAATACTAGAAATAATAGAAAAGCGAGGTAATTTTAAAAAACAGGATGAAAAGGAAGGTAAACAGGATGAAAAGGACTGTTTATTTGAACGCGAAATCGCTGGAATGAAAAATGATATTATTGAGATTAAGAATACGCTAAAAGAATTGGTTGAAAATCTAAAAATAAATAGACCAGAATATAGACCAAGAATATAGACCAGAATATAGACCACCCGTTTATAGACCGGAATATAGTTTGATTTTTAATTATTTTTATTAACTAAATGTTAATAAAAATGAATACATGCTTAATAAAGTAAAATAATAAAAAAAATGACCAAGACTAACTATAAATCACTTGACCAGAGAGAGCATATTCTTCACAGACCTGATATGTACATCGGTTCGGTGAAGAATGAACGCCAGGAAAAGTATATAGCAATCGAGAATGACGGGTCATATCGAATTATAAAAAAGAATATGGAATTTAACCCCGGATTAGTTCGTTTGTTCATCGAAGCTTTATCTAACGCCATTGATAATCTGTGGAGAAGTAAAAAAGCAGGTGTACCTCTTACAAAAATAAAAGTAAACGTTGACAAAGAAACCGGACGCGTTTCTATATTGAATGACGGTCTTCACATCCCTGTTGAAATAAACGAACCTTCTGGGCTATATATACCAGATATGATATTTGGAAAGTTTCTATCAGGTAGCAATTACGACGACACAGAAGAACGTCTAACGTCCGGTAGAAACGGTGTCGGTGTTAAAGCTGTAAATGCTTTCTCGAAAGAGTTTACTGTAAAGTTGTGCGACCCTGTAAACGAAAAATTGTATACACAGACATGGACTAATAATATGTTAAATAAATCTAAGCCAAAGATAACATCTTCCAAATTAAAAAATGGATATACTGAAGTTTCGTGGATTACAGATTTTA